CTTCCAGATATTGTATCGACTGGTGCGAGTAGTCTTGGCTCAATGTCTTTTGGAAATCTTCTCAACATTGAAGTACAGGGAAATCTTGATTCTTCTGTTGTTCCAAGAATTGAGGATATTACTAAAGATGTTGTCAAGCAAATTAACCAGACGATGTTTAGAGGAGGATACAAGAGGAACACAAGTGTTGTTCCAATCTAAGGTGGTGGGTTAATGTCATTTTGGGCTAGGTCATTTGTTTTTGACGGAATCCCAAGTGAAACTTACGGCCTGTTTTTGATTAGTGAGGGAGGAGCCGGTGTGTTACAAAATACCGGCTCTAACTCTGTTGAGCCATACACGCAAGAAATATACAGGAGAGCAAAACCATATTTCTTTGGTGTACAACAGACACCCGTTCTAACATTCAGCCTAAGTTTTGCTAGTTTAACACCCGTTGACGCATTGCAGCAACAATCTATACAAAAATGGTTGTTTGGACATAACTCATATAAAAAGTTACAAATAATGCAATGCGACATGGAATCTGTATATTTCAATTGTATATTGAATAACCCCACAATTACAACTGTGGGAAACTTTGCTTATACTTTTAAATGCGATGTTACATGTGATGCCCCGTGGGCTTGGGAATATCCAAAGTCGGCTAGTTATGGCCCATTCGATGTTGAAGGTACTTTTACATTCAATAATATATCAGACGATAATTATTATATGTTACCTACATTCACAGTAACATTATCTAGTTCTGAAGATGAATTTCAGCTACTTAATCAAACTGACGATAACAAAGGATGTACTTTTACGGGACTCTCTCCCAAAGAAACGCTTACAATAGATAGTAGTAGGTATTTGATTACATCTAGTACAGGACTATTGAGGGTTGGGAATATGACTGGTATACTTCCAAGACTGGTTCCCGGCCTCAATAAGCTACAAGTTATCGGAAGTGTAGACGATATAAAAATAGACTATCAGAACGCAAGGAAAGTAAGCGGATAATAACCAGAAAGGAGGATATCATGTTACAAAAATTCAATTATTTTGGAGAACACGAGAATTATGTGATAAGGCTGTGTAATCCAAATAAAGAACAAATCTGTTTTTTGAACCAAAGTCATACGCATGAACTCTCACTTAGATTCAACGAAATGTCGGAGTTCCATATAACAATTCCATATTTGATTGATGGAGAAGTGTTTCCATATTATGACAGAGTTCTAAGCAAAAAACTAATCCTGATTGATGATATTGGATACTTCTTAATCACAGAAGTAAATGAAACTGACGATGGTATCGTTAAACAGAAAACTGTAACAGCATATTCTTTGGAAACAGAACTTGCGTTTAAAAAGTTAAATCTATTTGATGGAACTTATAAATTCTATGAC